GCGTCCGACGTGCCGCTTCCGCTGGACGCGCCGACAATGATACGCCCTTCCTTGATGACGTTGTTGTTGACGACGGCACGGAACACGTTTGAGAAACTGATAGAACCGATTTCGATGTTGTTGTTCTGAATGATGTTGTGGTCCGTGTCGCTGGTTCCCGACACGCCAGTCAATGCAACCCCGCCCGTGATCAAGGTAGGCGGCCAAGCGGCCGACGCGGAGGGGAGCGCGGTGATCACGACGCTCGTTCCGGAGGTGTAGAGCGACGAATAAACCTCGGTCGCAGGCGACGCAGACCCAGGCGTGATGTAGACCTTCACGCCCGTCGCGCCTGCCGGGATCGCGCCGCCGGTCACTGTGATCGTGCTCGTAGCTCCAGTGGTCGTGACGACCAGAGACTCGGGCGAGCGCGCAGTTTCGCCGTCTGCGTTGTAGTAGGTCACGACCGCGTAATAGTCGCCTGCCGCAATCGTTCCGCCCGTGGTTGCGGTCGCAAGCGTCGGCGCGACCGTCGGCTCGGTCAGACCACCGTTGTCGACCAGCGCCTCATCGTGCCAGTACGTCGACCCAATCACCGCCTGCGGTCGAACCGGGCCGGACAGGAACAAGTTATCCGCGACATTCGCGAAGCGAACGCCCTGGTAAGCGGCGTTCGGCTCCAGGTCGATCGCGCCGTAGAGGGTGTTGTTCGTGATGTTCAGGTTGTCGCCTTCGGTGACAGCAACCGCCATGCGGCTGTTCGACCCGGCGGCGTTCGACTCAACACCGTTACCGTAACGCGTCTTCAAGACGTTGTGCGCGATCGTGATGCCCTTGCAGCTCTGGCCGGTCGTCGCACCGTCGAGGATCGAGCCGCCGACATAGATGCAATCGCCGAGCGAGTTGGACAAGAAGCAGTCTTCGATCGAAACGTTGTTCGACAGATGGTTAACGGTGATTAGAGAGTGGTTTTCGGTGGAGGAGTCAAGAACGCCCGTGTAGCCGAGAATCTTCAACCCCCGGATGTGGACGTTTGAGCTGCGAAACACGCCGAGAACGCGGGCGCTGCTCGCGCCCTGGTGAATCGTCGCGCCGTAGCCCATGATCTTGATGTTTTCGCCGCCATCAATCGCAATCGCCGTGCTTCCGGCCTGGGCGGCACCCGATGTCTTGTACACGCCTGGCGGGAACACGATCGTTCCGCCGGTCAATTCCGCCGCGTCGAAGGCGTCCTGGATGGCGCCGGTGTCGTCGACGAGATCGCCGGGGGTCGCGCCGTAGGTCTTGACGTTGTACTCAGGCCCCTTGAAGCTGGCGACGTAGTTATTCGTGGGCGTGCAGCCGGCCAGCGTCAGCGCGGGCGACAAACCCACCATGACGGCCATGACTGCCGCGAGGAAGAACCGAAAGGTGTTCATGTGATCGCCCTCCTTAAGCGCTGATAGGGGCTTCTTCGCGGAACACGGCGAGCGTGTCGGCGTAAGCCCAAGTGACGGATCCGTCGGTCGCCGTACCGGAACTGTGGCTCGGCGCGACAGCTCCGGTAGTACCTGCGACGGTGCAGACGTAGACCTTGCTGTTAGCGTGCCGCAACGCGCCAAGTGCGACTGCGGTCAACGTGACCCAGGGCGCGTCGCTCGCCACACCGCCCGTGATGCACGTCCAGGCGGACGGCTCGCTAGGAGCGGGCTCGCTGTTGTCGCCGATCATGCCGTAGAGCCATTTGCCTGATGTGGGTTCGGCGTTGATGACGATCTTCTGATCGATGGCGTACATCGCCGTTCCGTACTCGGCGCCGATGCGGCCGATGGCCATGTTGAGGATCGTGTTGGAGTCGGTGCGGACGTTGGTGGACGTGCCGAAGCCGTAGATCCCCCATGAGCCACCGCCGACACCGTCGATGATGTTGCTCTGTACGTGAATGGTCGTCACGCCGCCGAAAGTAACGGCAAACGTGCCGAGCGGATAGATCTCGTTGTGGTGGATGATGACGTTTTTGCTACCGGTCGAGATCGCGATGCAAGTGCCGGTCGAAGTGACCTGACAGTCGCTGATCGTAACGTTCTCTGCGTCCACCAGCATGCCTTGGAGCGACGCACCCTCGACCGTGATGTTGTGGAGGGTCAGACCGATGGTCTTTGCCGTTCCGGTCTTCCTCACGTTGATCGCGGGGCCGAGGCCGGCGACCTTCGTCAGAATGACGTTCGATACCTTAGTGTTCAGCAGGTTGCCGACGGTGGCCGCGTCGGGGTTGCCGATCTGGATGCCCCCGGTGACAGGCGCGTTCCAGTCGTAAACCCGTAGGTTGTTGATGGTGTTACCCCGGACTGCCGACGCCGACGCGTTCGTGATGGCGGCGCCACAGCCTACATTCGTGGCCGAGCAGTCCGAGATGCCGGACTCGTTGCTCGTTTCGATGACGAAGCCCGTATCGTTGCAGTTGGTGACGAGGCAATTGGAGATCTGGTTCTTCGAGCCGCTGGTGTAGAAGCCATCGGAGCCCTTACCCGTCACGCCACAGTCGGTCGCGATGCAGTTGGTGATCCGATTACGGGCGGACGTACCGCCGAAGGAGAGGCCGACGCCCGGAACGGACACCGAACCGATCGCGTTTTTGAACGTAGAGCCTTCCACCAAGCAGTCGTTGCAGCTCGTGAAGTTCATCGCGATGGTTCGGGTGGTCAAGTCAGCTTCACGGCCCGCCTTGTTGGCGTCCACAACGAGGTTCGCGATCCGGATATTCGACAGTCCCGTGGAGTTGACAACGAACTCGAAGTCTTCGCCGCTCTTAGCCTTGATGGTGCTCTTGCCGAACACGCCTGTGATGGTGATGCCGCCCACAGGCAGCGTCACGGTATCCGACACGATCATCACACCGCCCGGGAGCCGAAGTTCGTCGCCAGGTGACATTGCCGCGAGGGCTAGATTCAGCGCGGCGAGGTCGTCCGTGGTGCCATCGGCCAGCACGCCGTACTCGCGCGCGTCGATGATGTGCAAGTTCTGGATCTCGGTCAAGGCGTCGATCTTCGGCGCACTGCCCACCGCGCCTGTGTGGTGGCTGCTGGTCAGACCGACGATGAAGGGCGCATCGGCGACCAACGCGACGTTCCCACCGGATAAAGTGGTCTCGCCGTACGGAATCGTGACGGTGTAGAGCGCCGTGTAGCCGGCGTCCGCCGTCGGCGCCGTTGGAGACGCACCGGACGTACCGGCTTTGATCGCAAGCGTCGCCTTCTGCGTACGATCTTGCATCTGGGAGGTGCCTGCGTTCGCGGGGCCGTTCAGGGGCTCCGACGGTTTGGCTGAGTTGTAGTAGCCCAGCACAGCCCCGTTCTCGTCGACTTCCGCGCGGGTGACTTGGACCAGATCGATGCGAGAGTGACCGGGCGTAGCCGGCGCCGCAGCGAAGGTCAGCGTAGACGCCTCAGCTTCACCTTGGTGGTAGATCTGGCGCGTGTCCGTGCCCAAACCGCCCCAAGCGACCGTGTCTACGTCGTCTTGCTCGTATACGCGCCCGGCGGTAAAGGCGACGCTCAGGTTGCCCGCGTAGCTGGGCTTGAAGCCCGCCACCAGGACAGGGTAGGTGACGTCGGCCGGGTCGGTCTGACCCAGCAGCAGATCTTCGATCAGCCGGGCCATGGAGACCATGGTGTTGCGCTGCGGCTGCATCCCGTCCGAGGTGCGGGGGAGCTGGCCGCCGTAGGTAGTCCTGCGCTTGGTCACACGAATATCCTCCTGATCGTCGTCTATCGTCTCAAGTATAACATCCGACTAGGTGATCGGCACCCCATCGGTGGACGCCGGGCCGGTGATCTTGACCCAACAGATAGTCGACAGCGGTTTCAGGGATTCGACCAACCGCATGATCTGCCCGTAGGTCAAGAACTTGTCGTCGTCGGGCTCGGGCTGTTGGATGTCGATCAGGCACTGGTACGGGCCCAGCTCCAGCGCGTAGGCGCCCGCCTCGTCGTAGCCGATGGCACCCGGGTGGGCCGGCGAGATAGTCGAGCCCGCCCCAAGCACAGCGCCACTTGTGTCGTACGCGAAGGGCCCGCAGACGGTGCTCCCGTCCATGTACCCACCGCTGTCGTACGCGGCGCCGCTCGCTACGTCGTCGTTGTCACTCCAAGCGCCTGTTTGGTAGAACTCCGTCTTCTCCATGACGGTGGGCGCCGTGCCTAGTGCCGTTTCGATGCCATCTTCCATGCCGGGGCGCGTCCCAATCGGTTGGAAGAGCCGTGTGACGATTCGGGTGCGGTAGGCGCTGTCCGACTCACCTGAGTTGCGCGGGAACTTGTCGCCGAAGAAGTCTCGGGCGATGTTGTCCATCTGATCGCCGACAGCCGTCAGCAACGAGATCTGCTGCTGGACGGTAAGCAGCTTGCCATGTACGACGTAGTCCGTCTGGGAGATGCCTGCCCAGATGTCCGACAGCACGCCGACGGTGTGCGCGTCCTGCCCCGCCCAGTTGACGGGGAAGAACGACGCCAACCGCTTGGCGAACTCGGCTTGGGTGACGCTAGGTACGGTCACGGCTCACCTCACGTCACGTCGATGTCGCCCATGCCGGGACGAACAAGCTCAAGGGCGCCTGCGACGATAGGCTCGGGGCCCGTCCCCACAACCGTGTAGTCGCTGTTCATGTTGTCGAAACCGTTGCCGTCGATGGTCATCGTCACGATGTCCTGGACGCCCGGCACAGCCATCACGAGCTGGATAAGGCTGTTGAAGGCGCGGTCTTCGCCTGCGGCCCGACCCAAGAAGCTGTTGTAGATGGCTTCCTGCACGGCCGTCCGCACGCTGGCCGGCACGAAGCTCGGATCCGGGTCGATGTCCAGCACGATCACGATGCTCGGCGTGAGCACCGTAGGCAGGAAGATGGAAAAGGTGCTGGTCAGCGGCCGGGAGGCGTTGATGGCGGCGTAGACCAGATCGTAAAGGTCGGAACTCAACTCGCCGTCCTCGTTCGAGATGACGACGACGAAATGCCCAGCCTGATCAGTGACGCCATCCGGGGCGACGTTCTCGATGAGCGTGTAGATCAGCCCGGTCTGCACCGCCTCGATCTTGCTGCTGACGGCGCCGAACGTGCCGTTGTCTCGCGAGCTGATGAAGTTCCGGAAGCGCGTCCGGAGGGCTGCGTCTGTTTCGGCTTCGGTGCCGTTCTCGATGGCGTATGGGTTCGTGACGGCGTCGATTCCGGTCACCGGGGTCGGCAGCACGACGAGGGTGTCCGCCATGATGTTGCTGCCCTTGCCTACGACTTTGGCCTGCACCTTGACGTAAATGTCAAAGTCGGCGGCCGGCATGGTGTACAAACCCGTCCCGACGTCATAGTTTGGGTGGTTTGGATCGGGGACGACCTCGTACTCAAGGCTGGCCGTACGGGTTTGGAGTGACACGCCGGTTTGCGCATCGGTCTTGGCCCGAATTGTCGGCGTAGAACCGTCGTTAGTCACTCGCGAGAACTTGACGCCTTCCAACATAGTCCGGGGAATGACACTCGTGCCGGATGTAAAGTCTCCAAGTACCGCACCGCCGTCATAGGTGACGGTTCCGACCTGAATGACGTTCATAAACGTCACGACGGTGTCGTCCGCGGCGAAGACGTGCTCCAAAGAGCTGGTCAGCGGCTCGATGCCGAGCTGGGTCGACGAGTTGATCGACGTCACCACTACCTGGGTCGTCTGGTTCCCGTCCGTCAGCAGGAGCGTACCGCCGACGAACGCAGGGGTAGTGCTCGCCACGTTCAGAACGGGCGCGGACTCGCCTGCCTCTACCGTCAACGTCGTGGTCGGCTCGACCGCAGCAACGGTCGCCGATGCGGTCTTGGTCGTGTTCTTTAGACGGATCACCTGGCCTACGAGCAGCTTGCTCTTGCTGACCACGTGCCAGTGGTTCGCCTTGGCCGAGTAGGTCAGCGTGGTGGGAGCCACCGGGCCAGACGAAGCCGCCGAGGCGGGCGTGCGGGTCTCGAAGGGCGGCGAATACTGCTCGACCCACGTATCCAGGCCGTCGCCCGTCGCAGTGTCAAGGCGGCTGTTCTGCGCAACCTGCAAGTTCTGGGCCTGGATGTACGAGTCGTTCATCGAAGCAGCAAAAGCGAGCGCCCGGATGAAGGACGCGACGTCGCGGTTGATTAGGCGCTCTGCGTGCGCCTCAACACTGTCGAGGAAGTCTTCGACCAGCTCGTCCAGAGACTTAATCTGAATAACGTCAGCCACGGGGGCCTCCTATCAAAGACGAGCGCCAGTTTGTACCAACTGGCCTTCCAGAGTAACGTACTCGACCAGAGTGATGACCCGGTTGGTGTTCGGATCAGACTGGAACCGCACCACGGGCGACACGGCCTGGTCCACAGTGCTCTCCTGCGCCATCCCCGTGTAGATGCGCCTCGCGCGGTCGGTGTGGGCCTCGTCCGTCATCATCCCGTCGACGTCCCTACCCAGACTCTCGCCGAAGTCCGGGTGGAACATGTCGTCCGGTGGCAGCACGGTGTTGCCGTCGCTGTCCCGCTCGATCGAGTTTGTCAGCAGCGTTCGGATCACGCGCTGCTCAGACAGCGTGGCCCTTTCGGCCAGCAGAATATCACCGTTGTCGTCCCACGAGCAGTCCCCGAGCCACGGGAGGTGTACGTCTTGCATGTTACTCTCCCTTCGCGCGGCCACGGGCGCTGGCGGTAGCGTCTGGGCACCACTGCGGAATCGTCAACGGTCCCAAGGGGTAGGGCAGGATCGCGGGGGCCGTGCCGGGGTGCGTGTGATCGCGGCACCAGTTTGTCAAGGCGTTCAACTTGTCGATCACGGCCTGGAGGTCCGCCCTACGCACGATGCAGTCGTCGTCGCCCAAAGGGGCTGTGGTGTCACTGATGTCGACGTACGTGGTGCTGCCGATCACAACCCGCCCGTCGTTCAACAGCTTAACATACGCCCCGTCCTTGTGTCTGATCCACCATTCCCCCTCAAGGGCCCCGGGGGACGGGAAGACGTCGTTGTAGTGCTGAGCCATCGCGTACAGGTGCTCCTGCGCGCTGTCGGTCGTGAAGACCACCACGGGCGTCCCCTTGGCCGGGCCCCACTGCATCCCCGAGGCCTTGCCGTCTGGGCCCTTGGCGCCCACACAGGGCGTCATGAAGGGGATGTCTCCGGTCAGGTTGTCGCCCGGCTTGGTCATCACGACCACCGTGCCCTGGGCGGGATCCCAGCTCTCGACCTCGCCCAGCACGAACTGGAGCGCCCCCGCGGCGTGGTCGCCGGCCGCTGCGTTGAGCAGCCCGAAGAACTCTGACATGTCCGACATATGCTACGCTCCCAGGTTCGTGCCCGTCGTCTGGACGGCGTGGTTTACCAAGGTGAAGGTTGTTTTATACCCGCCGCTCGTGCCGCCCTCGTTGGGCACCTCCGACTCGGTGGTGAAGTTCTTGATCGCGTACACCTGATTGGTGCGCGGCGAGCGGGTTCCACCGAGCTTGATGTACTGCCGCGGCGTGAAGTCGGGCTGCCCGAGCACGGTGAGCGTCACGACGAACTCTTTGCTTGAGATGTCCTTCATAATCCGCGCCGCCAACCGGTCGCAGTCTTCCTGGCTGAGCCCAGGCACGAAGAACGCGTAGTTCTCCTTGTTCCCGATGCTTGCGGCCTGCACCTTGTCCGTGATCTTGCCGGTCCTGCGACGTTTCAGCTTGGCGTCGCTACCGGCCACTAGGCCTGCGACAGAGCCGGGGTCCGCTTCTAGCTTTTCGGCCAGCGCCGCAATCTTAGCGCTGGACATGTTGCTCGTACCGGCGTAGCTCTTGCCCGTTTTAGGCTGGTAGGACGTAACCGTGACCGTGATGTCGTGGGAGAACATCGGCGAGTGCCGAATCTCCAGATCCAAGATGTTCTTGCCCCACACGTACTCCAAGCTCGCCGGGATGCCCTTGAGTTCGGTCAGGTCAACCGACTTCTCCGTCGCCTTCCGGACGTAGTACAGCGTGTCGCCTTTGACGAACAAGTCGGCGCCGTCTTCATTCGCGAAGGCCATCAACAAGTCCCAGACGGGCACATTCGCGCTGATCTTGACTGCGCGGTCCTTGAAGAACTTCCCAACTGGCGTCTTAAAGTCGTCGGCGATGACCTTGAGGCCCTTACCGAACTCCTTCACCAACTCCTTGACGACAGTGGTGGTCGTCTTGGCTGCGCCCGCGGGGCTGCTAAACGTCTTGTTGACCTTTTCGTTGAGCAGGATCTGTGCGTACGACCGGGCCGAGATGGTCACGGTGTTCTGACTGTAGCTTTCCGTGATGGTGTCGATGACGCCGCTGAACTCGGACGCGTTCTTGAAGATCGGCACGCCCGCGATGGTCATGTCGGTCGTCACGTCTAGCGTCACGCACGGCTTCGTGTCTTGCACTATCGCGAAGATGTCAAACGGCTTGTCCATGTGCAGCGTTACGGTGATCGAGCTGCCCGCGCTGTACGAAGACTCTTGCTTGCTGAACTTCTTGAAGCCGGGGACCTTGACCTTCCCGATCTGCACGGTGTGGTGGATCAAACGACTATGGCCGATCCCCCGGTCGTTCCAGGTGTTCGGGCCCTGCATCGGATTGGGTCGGCGCGGAAAGTTGCGCTCCACGGTGGTCACGTGCGCCTCCTAGACGGTCGGGGAGCCTGCGGTGGCTCCAAACGTGAAGTCGTCGTACGGGATGCGCAGCTCGTACTCACCGACAGGCTTCGGCGTCGAGAGCTGGTTCGCGTCAGCGATGATCTTCCACTTCTCCGGGGTTCCGTAGTAGACGGAAGCCAGCCTGTACAGGTTGGGGTTCTGCAACCGGATGGTGCGCACCTTGCTCGGGCGCACGATCTGCGCGAGGGAGAGGCCGAGCCGCTTGAGCGTTGCTTGGTACTTGTAGCCGGTGCTGTACACGAGCGCGAGCAGAAATGGGTCTGCTGTGCCGAACTTGGAGTAGCTGTTGGCGAGAATACCCAGCAGAACATCCAGCTCGGCGACGGTTTTCTCAAGCTGCGGGATTACTACGCCCGTGATCGCAGTGGGCTCCAGCGTCTCGATCGGCGCCATCGCGTCGATGTCCGCGAGCGTCTGCGCGTTGACCTTGTTGACGGACACGACGTAGTCGCCCGCCCGGATCATCTCCGCGTGAAGCGAGACCGCGAGCGCTGAGCCCGGAATAAGCGCCGCACCCGCCCACAAGACAGCCGCGGGGTCCTTCTGGATGTTCTGGATGATCGCCTGGGTGGCCGCGTGCGCCAGGAGCAGCAGCCGCGCAACCTTCTGTGCCATCTTGAGCGCGGCCGTTACCTGCTGCAAGATGTTTGACATCGGATTGTTGAGCACGTAGTTTCGCTGCTTGTCCGGCAGCAGCGCGTGGGTGTCGTCCTCCAAGATGTGCAGCTTGATGGTGTAGTCGACGCGGTTCTCGTGCTTGACGTCCGGCAAGAACTCGGAGATTACGACCTTGAACTTCCACAAGTCGAAGTAGAAGTTCAACTCGGCCCCCGAGAGGTACAGCTCCAACAACTGGCGCATCCGCTGGACGGCCGTAGTCTGCTTTTGCTTGTACGGCCCGTCCTTGAGCGTGAGTTCCTTGTCTTCGAGGGTCAGCATCACCCCTGAGAACTCCAGCGGACGCGGCTGGTCGCCGAAAGTGTCGATGGTCCGCGCGCCACCGTAGAACTGGTGCAGCGCGAGCACCTGGGTGCCACCCAGTGGGAGGCTCTGGGGCGCCTCGGTGTCGAAAAACACGAACTTGTTGGGTCCGTCGCCCAACGACACGATCGTGCCTGCGCGACGGTTGGCGGTGAAGTTGCCCGTCGCTACGCCCGCGAAGTCTTGGAACAGATCGGCTGCGCCCTGGAACATGTTGGTCATCGTTGGTTACCTCGGGACCGGGGTGGTACCCGGCAGGACGTTCTTGCCGCCACCTTGATACGCGCGGCGAAGCTGCTCCGTGAGAATCGGTGCGATCTGCTTCGCGGCCTTCTCTGCTGCGGCGCCGTCGCCCCGGACGTTGACCGTGACTTCGTGCTTGTGCGTGACGGTCTGCGGGCCGTTGTTCCGGGCCGCCATCGTGACAGGCATCGCGCCGCCATCGAAGTTGGGCAGTACGGAGGACTGTTTCGGTAGGTTGAGCGTCTTGCCGTCGAAGATCTTGCCGCCCGGGGGTGGGAAGTTTGCGTTCGGAGTGCGAATGATGCCCAGAGCAGCCGGATCTTCCCCGCGGGCTACAGCCGCCGCTGCGCGAGCAGCGTTCGAGCGGTCCTCGGCCGCCGTAAGGTCCGAAGTGGCCTTCGCGTCCTCCAACAGCGCCTCGTGCCACTTGTAGGCAGCAAAAGCTGCGGCAAGCCCACCGGCGATTGCCAGGCCTACCGCGCCCCCGGGGACCAGGATCTGCTTAAAGACGGCCGCCAGACCACCCTCGGCCGCGACCTTCATCGTAGCGGACGCCAGCGCCGCTGACAGCCCTGTAAGGAAAGCCCCTGATGTGAAGGCGATGAAAGCACTCGGAAGGCCCAAAAACGCGCCGTTCAGGATCATGAGTTTGCCGGCAAGCTGGGCGGCGCTGAACGCCGTTTCAGCCCACCACTTTCCGTCGTCCGTTTTGAGCCACTTACGCGTAGCGTCCGCCCACTCGGTCGCATCCTTGACGGCCTGCCGCATACTCGGCCCGAGCACCTCACCCAGAGTCTTCGCGAGTTCCGCGCCTGCTGCGACCAAGTTCTCAACACCGAAGTTGTACTGCTTGTCGAACTGCTTGAGCTGTTCCTGCATACCAGGCGCGGCGTTAAAACGCTCCTGCTCTACGCGGTAGCGCTGTTCCTGCTTAGGGTCCATCGCCATTTGGAAGATCTGCCCGCCCCGCATAGCCGGGAAGGCCTTCTGTGCGGCGCCGGCTTTGGTGGCCGTAAGCCGCTTCTCTTGTTCAGCGGTCAACGGGCCCGTGGACGGCAGCTTCAAGAGGAACCTGGCGTACCGGTCGAGACCATGCACCATCTTGAACATGATCTCGAACGGCGTCATGTCCTTTACTGTTGGGACGCCGCGGATCATCACAGGCTGGCCGCGCTTATCCAGCACCGGCTTGCCCGTCTTGTAGTCTTGCATGGGCATGTCCTTCGTCGTGTCCAGCAAACCACCATGTTTCAGCATCAAGCGTGCTGCCTCGTTCGAGCCACCCCGTGTCAAGGCCTGCAAGAAGCCGGCCATCTGGGTGGAGACCTGTGTGGGTTGCTTCGGGTTCAGCGAAAGGCCGAAGGCGTAGTCCGCCATCGAGAATTTCATCTGTCCAGCACGAATAGCCGGCGACGTCTTGTTGACGAGGTCACTGAGCGCCTTGGGCGACATGAACTTCGACGTTGCCATGGCTTTGACGAAGTCGTCAGCAAAACTGGAGATCTCCGAGGCCTTCATGATGCCCATACGTTCCATGGACATCGCCATGTCGATACCGATGGTTCCGACATCGCGCCCACGCTGCTTCGCGATGCGCTCCATATTACCGACAGCCGGAATCATCATACGGGCTTCTCCCGGATGGATGTTCTCCGAGATCATGTCGTTCAGCATTTGGAGCTGGTGCGCCGTAGACATGCGAACCTGCGTGCCGGGAAGCGCAGACTGCCGCCTCTCGATCTCTTGTACGGCCTTGGCGGCTTCTTCTGGGTGGTTGCCGGAACCCTGCCAGATCTGGGTCTTGACCTGTTCGATCTCGGCAGGCCCGTGCATCAGGTGGTTGCCGAGATAGCCAAGCATCGCGAGTGTCATCGCGCCGCCCATCAGGTTTTGGCCGCTCGCAGCCACCCGGCCAGCAGCAAAGGTGCCCGCGGTCTGGATGTTGCCCCGGATGCGCTGCTTGTGCCCGTCTCGGATGTCGTACTCTTCTTGCAGCATCCCCTGACGCCAGCGGTTGCGGTTGATACGGTCTTCCGTGTTAAGCGCACGCGCTCGCGCTGCGTCTTCCGCGCCAATCTGTTCCATCGCCAAGTTGTGTGCCTGCGTTGCGCGAACGATCTCCGCGTTCTTCATGCTCATGAGGCGTTCGTGCGCCTCGAACTTCTCTTGGGTGACGCGTTCGAGCCTCGACAACTCAGCCGCGTCGCCGCTGGCCTGGGCTGCGGCGTAGGCGCGCTGCGCGGCCATCATCTGGGAGTGTGCGGCCATCTGCGCAACTCTGATCGCTTCGATCGCGGCTAGATGCTCCGCGTCCATCGCAGCGAGCATGGCGGCTTGGCGCGTGGTTTCAGCGCCGATCCGATTCGTAAGCCCCAGCTCCTTCTGCTGCAACGCCGCGAGCTGGTGGTGCGCCTCGACACGCTTCACTTCCGCCGCAAGCTGCTTCTCCAGCGCGCCCGCGACTCGGTCGTGCTGCTTGCCCGCAGCCACCATCATCCGACCCTGCTCAACAGGCGTCAGATCGTGCATCGCACCCGTCTTTTTGTCCTGCGTCTGACGAAGGGTGCCGTCTTCGTTGTAGACGGCCTTTCGACCGGCCTTCTCGGCCTCGTCTCGTTGAACCTGGATCAGCTTCCGCAAATTGGACTGCCGGCCCTGGCTCTTGACGAGATCGGTTGTCCCCATGATACCGGTCTTGCCGGCCAGCTTTGTCGGATCATCCGTGCCATAGAGTCCGCGAAGAATCTTGCCCCTCTGACTCTGCGCGGCGGCCCGCTGCTTGGTGTAGCCGTCGATGATCTTGTTGCTCGCGAGCACAGCCTTCGCGCGATCGGCCTCGTACTTATCATCCATCGCGCTCATACGCGCCAAGTGCTTCGCGTTCGCGGCTTCCCGCTGAGCCTGCTGCTTGATCTGGAGATTCGTACGCGCTTCCTCTTGCGCGAAGCGTAGGTTGTTGAACTTCGTCCACGCGGCCTCCAGCATGCGCTCGCGCTTCGCTTCCATAGCGGCGAATTGCGCACCCGCTCGGTTCATCTTGTGCGTGAAAGCCTCGTACTTAGCCGCAGCCTTTTCGCGCGCAACCATGTGCTTGCTGTGCGCGCTCGCGACCTGGGCCTCGCGCGCCTGCATGTTGGCTTGCAGCGAGTTGATCTTGCCGTAGTGCTTCTCCAGGCCGAACATGCCCTTCGCCATCTTCTCAAGATGACGACTGACGCGCTCCTGGGCGTGGAAGATTACGCCTACCTTGTGTACGAGGTTCATAACTCACCCCTGAACCGCTTAGCGGCCTTGCTGCTGCCCGCGGTGTTGAAGACGAAGCCGTTGGCGATCATGTACTCAGAGAACCGGTGCGCGATCTTCGCTTGTACGTCGAAGAAGTCGTAGTCGGTGAAGATTGGCCGTGCGGGCATCCTCGACGTACCAATCTCGTGCATCAGGAACAGGTCTTCCATCGGAATTGTGCGTGGTGTGCCGCTCGCGTCGAACCTGTACGCGTGGTTGTGCTTCTCGCCCTTGATGCCGACGTTCAAAACGCTCCCGACAACCAAGAAGTCGATGGCGTCGTACATTTCCCGGCCGGCGAGCAGCGGTTCGTTCGCGCTGAACCCCGACGCCGTGCGTTGGTCCTGCGTGGTCTGCGCCAAGTCCGCCCAGTCCGGTCCGCCGACTTCCATCTTCATCTGGAAGAACTCTTTGAACTCCTGACCGGCTAACGCAAGAGCGCTGCGGTACGAGGGGCGACGGTCGTCACGCACTCGGAACGCAGCGGCAAGCATTTCTTCCCCAAAAGAAGCGAAGCTGTGAAACTCGGCCATCACTACGCTCCTTTCGGTGTCTCCTTCCACTTGTTGTTGTCGAAGTCATACGACCCGCCATCGTACATCTCGATCAACTGGATCACGAAAGCCTCGCGGAAGCTGTCATCCAAGTTGAAGGCGATGTGCGGGGGCCAACCACGACTCACGAGGTAGTTGGCCTCCCGCAGATACGGGTCGTTTACGAGTTTTTTACCGCGGCGCCGGCCTTGAGGGCGCTCGTGATCTCGTCTTCGTACTTGATGGTCTCTCCGACCAGATCATCCATGCCGTCGTCGCCGATCATGTTGTAGATGTTCTCGAAGTCGGCCGCCTTCGTGGGCACGACGGGGATCTTGAGGCCGTTCACGACCTGGACCCACGCCGCCGCCTTGTACCACGTGTACAACATGAAGTTGCCCGCGTGGGCGCCGAGCGCCTTCGCGATCACGATGCCCACCGGGCGGGTCGGCTTCGCGATCGTCACCTTCATTCCGTTCGCCAACGTCACTTCGCGCGGCTCGCCGGGCTTGGCGAGCAGGGCTTGCACTGCGGGCGAAGTGGTCGTCTCCTCCCCCTTCGGTTCGAGCGCGTCCTTCGCGGCGGTGACGCCGTTGTTCAGGTTCGCGATCTCTTCGGGGGTCAGCACTTCACTCATTGTCGTCGTCTCCTGTTACTATGGGGGTTTGGGAACTACTTGCCCGCGCTCACGAGGTTCTTGATGCCGAGAGCGGTGAGCTGGGTGAGGATCGCGGCGTCGATGCCGCTGAACGCGCCCGTGGGCGGCGTGGCGAGTTCGCGCTTGCCAGCCTTGAAGGCCCAGGACTGCACGACCTTGTCTTCGGCGCGGTACTCACCCGCGTTGGTCATCCGCAGGATCGCATCCGGCCACTCGAACTCGACAGAGCCGTAGGCTTCGCCCGCGGGGTGGTAGATCTTCTGCGTGACGGTCGTCAAGATGGCGCCGTTGGAGCCGTGGAAGCCTTCCTGGAGGATCTGGTGGAGCAGATCGCCCGTGAAGCCCGTCCGGACGACGTCGAACTCGCCTTCCCAGCCGGACTGGATGTTGCGGTAGACGGGCACGCCGTTACGGTTGACCGGCACGACCTTGAGTTCGTCGCCGATCGGATTGCAGACGAACCGCTCCAGGATGCCCAAGTCGAGCGCGCTGGCGATGGGCAACGAAGCGTCCTGAGCGATCGCGCCCATGACGTTCGTGACCTGGATCTTCATCTCCATGTCCTTGCCGATGGAGAAAGTTTCAAACATGATTCACCTCATTCTGTGCAAAAGGGTGGAAGGTGAGGGGGAGAAGCCGGCTTACGCCGACTTGACATCCACCGTCTTGCCGCCGAGGAGGGTAACGATGAACTTGCGCACGATCCCGAGGTACTTGACCCGCACTTCGGCGATCATGTAGCCCTCGCTGACGCTCTGCGCCGTGTTGACGCCGCTGTCGCCGAACGACATGTCCACCGAGAAGTCATCGATCATCCGCACCGGAGGGTTCTTGAGCCGACGGAAGAAGTTGCGCAGCTTGGTCTCGGCGGCGTCGCGCGTGGGGTCGCCCGGCTGCGCCGACTGCGTCATGTCGATGAACTCGCCCAACGACTGGTTCAGCGAGTACGCGATGAAGTTGGTCATGCGCGTCCACGGGATGTCGTTGATGGCGTTGTTCGACGAGCCGTTCAGGCCGTGGCGCAGCGCGAAGTAGTTGCCGCCCGGGACGGGGTTGGTGATGAAGTTGATGCCCGCGTTGGTCAGGTCCGCGACCTCGGTGGGCAGGTACGGCTGCTCAGCGAGCGTCCGTTCCGTGTTCAGCACCCCGACGACCGGCTTGTTGCCCGGCGACTGCTCGGGCGACATCGAGGCGACCTTGCCGAGCGCGATGCCCGCCGGGGAGATGAGGCGCAGGACGTCGTTCTGCGTGTCGAGGACCTGGACCCAGTCCTTGACCCACAGGCCGTAGGCGTTGTCGCCGCCGCCGGCCTTCTTGGCCGCGATGGCCGTCTTGCTGTCGGTGCTGGCGGGGAACGCCATCACGAACAACGCGCCGATGCCCTGCGCGAAGGCGAGCCCCGCGGACCACGTGGTCGACGAGGTGTTGCCGCAGAGGGTGAACTGCTGCACGCCCTGGCCTTCCATCGCGTACATGCCGGTGGACGGCGTGGCCGCGTTGGTGCCGAGCTGCTGCGAGCTGGTGATGCTCGTGTCCCCGTTGACACCACCGGTCATCGTGCGGCCCGCCTGAGCGGGCGGCGTGGTGCCGGCGCCGGCCGTCGCACGCGCCAGCTTCGAGGGCCCGCGGGCGACCGACTGGCCGTTCGCGAGGGCCGACACCATGCTGGCCGCGAGGGTCGATTCCGGAAGGTTGACGAACAGCTCCGAGACCGGCGCGACGCCGACCTTGGCGAGCTTGAGCGTCCAGGTGCGGGCCGCCGAGGTCGAGTTCGACCCGGGGACCAACGTCGCCGTGATGTTGTTGCCCTCGGTGCCCGTGTAGAGCGCTTCGAGCGTGGCGATGGTGGTGCCGCCGTCCGCCATGTTCGCGGCGCCTGCCGTGACCGTCAGCGTGCCCGACTTGGTGCAGGCGAAGGTGATGGCGTTGTCGTTGACCTCGGCGAAGACCGTGATGACGCCCAACGCGCTCGTTGCGTAGTAGGACGCCGCGAAGGTCTCGTTGGCGTTCAGGTCCGCCGTGACAGCCGCCGCGGCCGTCGTGACGGTGGTCTCTTCGCCCGAAACCAACGCGGTCGAGACGAACGCCACGCCGCCGATGGTGACCGTGACGGTGTCGCCGATGGCCGGTGTACCCGCGATGGTCACGGTCTGCTTGGAGGCCGTCACCAGGGTCGTGTCCGCCTTATCCTGGGTGCCGTCGCCGACACGGACGCCGACGAGCGACAGGATGCCCTGCTGGTACGCGAAGGCCGCGTCGGTCATCAGGTCGTTGGGGTTGACGGTCAGTGGGCCCCAGACCGCAGCGGCCTCCTTGGGCGAGCCGACCTTGACGGGCACGTTGAGCGGGCCCCACGAGGCGCCACCAACGAGGCCGACGATGCCAGTGTCCACGCCTTGGACGCTGGTGCTGATGGGGGTCGCGACGACGATGTAGACATCGTTGACCGACAGCGCGGCCAAGTTCACGGAGCCCGACTGGATAACCGGCATGAGTTTTCCTCCTCTTTCAAGGGTTCTCCTGGACTTCGACCGTCGTCTGATGTTGCAGCACAGAGTAGGTGGCTGCCGTCTTCGTCCTTACATACTCCACAGTATAACGCAAAACGCGGCGGTACACACCATGCCGGATCTCAATATCCGACGTGACGCTGTTCTTGTACATGATGCGGATGCCCGTCTGGCTTGCGTCGAGCAGCACGCTGACCTCTGCAAGACCGTCATCGATCGAGTTCGCGAAAAGCGCCCGCGAGTCGTTGTCGTAGGCCCAGATGTCGATGTCCACCTGGGCCACCTGGCGGCGCAACGCGGCGCGCACCGTGCCTTGGCCCCCTAGCGCGATGCCGAGCACCGTGTTATTCTGCTCGGCGCCCGTGACGTCCGCCGTGATGGTCAGGACGGCTCCGACTGAGGTCGCTGTCACCAGCGCCCCGGCCTCTGCGTGCGCGTTGATAGCCACAGCAGCCCCTGCGGCCACGGCCGTCATAGTGGCAGCAGCGACAGGTGCGTACGGCACCGTGACGCTTCCAATCGTGAACATCACCATCGCGCCCGCGTTGACCACGCCGCCGAAGGTGATCGATCCGCTGGCTGCCACACCCACGTCCCCGCCTTGCAGCAACGGCCCTGAGAGCGTCGCCGTGAGGTCGACGTCCGGCTCGGTGAGCGTCGCCCACTCCTTACGCATCGTTGGCACACGCCGCTCGCCGTGCGCGTCGCAGAACACGCTCACGTGTACGAGCTGGCGTTCGAGATCCTTCTGTAGGTCTTCGGGTTGGGGGTGGCCCGGGTACACGTAGGCCGTCCCTGCAACCGGGAAGCTCGGATCGTCTTCGTCGACCAACAGATCGGTCGTGAGAATGGCCTTGACCTTGTCCACGATCGCGACCAGGACGGAGTCGATGCTAGACATCAGACAGTCAACCTTTCGCAGAGCGCAAACTGTCCGGCGGTGCCGGCGGCGCTGAAATAAGGCTGGTTGATGCGGTAACGGACCCTAGGATCGCCCGCGTTACCCAGCACTTCAATGATGTCGTTCTCACGCATCCGTTCGATGCCGCTGAACGGTGGCACGTAAATGTACCACCAGGACGTGATGACGCCCATTGGCAGCTTCTCTGGCTTGAAGTTCTTCATCTGAC